CAGGATCAGCTTGATGTGCTTCGTGTTCGCCTCATCCGTGATGGTGCAGGGCACAACGCCCTCGGTAAAGAGAACGGCACTCCTGTTCTGGGTCTGATCACCAGCCCCGAAACGAGCCGCCAGTTGCTCCGTAACAACAGCGAACTCCGACAGGACATCCGCTATGCCACCCCTAGTGAGCTTATCGCCCCTCTCGGTGTCGAGCGTTCCTTTGGTGGTTTCTACCACATGGCTGACTTGGAGGTTCCTCGCTTCAACTACACAGTTGGAACGAACGATCCTACCTTTGGAAACTGGGTACAGGTGTATCCTTTCCTTCAGTCCAGCACGAACACTGGTTATAAGTGGGAGGCAAATCCTGCTTACAACACAGCCGCATATGAGGCCGCATACATCTTCCACCCGGATGTGTATGAGGAGGCAGTCCAACAGGTTGGCCCGAACATCCCCGGAGCCGCCTTTGACGACTATCCGTACTACTATTCTGGTCAGTTCTTCTGGCTGAATATCCGTGATGCGGTGAATAACCCACTCGGTAAGATCGGTCGCTGGATGAGCGTGTTCACTAGCGGAACTCGCCCCATCGCCCCTTATCTGGGTCGTGTCATCCTGCACAAGCGTTGTGCTAATGACTTCGGTGTCGCTACTTGCACTAACTCCTAATCGGAGATAGCACTCAAAGAAGGCCCCTTCAGAGAAATCTGGAGGGGCTTTTCTTTTGGTTTAGTCAATACCCCTTGACGCAGTAATATAAACGACTTACTAATTTCAAATCATGGCTACATCATTCCCTATCCCCAAAGGCTTTTCTGCTCCAGATGGAGTTAAGAAAGGTCAAGAGTTTTCCGAAATCGCTTCATTTAAAATTGATGGCGGGAACATTACTATCGTCTCAATCGGGCAGGACAAGACTCCTGTAGCCGAAAAGGAAGATAAGGCCAGCAAGCCCAAGGGAGGGCAAGCCGCCATTAAGGAACAGCTTGGAGCTATGGAAGACAAAAAGGGAAGTTCCTCAATGGAGGACACTGAAACGCCCGAAGAGGAAGCCGCACCAGAGGAGGAAATGGATTAATTATGCGTACATACACACCAACAACTTCATCCACATTTGATGGATCTGATCTCACGCTTTGCAAGATCCTTGATGTTGCGGCGGGAACCAATGTCGGGTGGGATCGCATTGATCTTTCTGACTACACGGATGCCAATCCCGGGACTGTGGAATATACGATTGGCGGGAATGTAGTTCAAACCCTCACCCTTACTTGGGACGGCGACAATCTGACCTCGGTTGTCCGTAGCTAGGACAACTCATGGCACTCACAGACGGAATTTTAGCCTATTGGGAATTAGGCGATAATGGAGAGGGTGGAGTAAGTCTAGTTGACTCAACTGGCAATGACTACACGCTTGTATACACCGCAGGAGAGGGGGCTGGAATGTCCCTTGGAACTTCACAATTTGGTGGAGCCGCCGAATTTACACATGATGGATCTCGCTTGTATTTGCAGTATCCAATAGATCCATCAATTGAAAATTTAACTATTTCTGGATGGGCTTATGCAAATGATACAAGTGATGTTCAGTCTATTATTTCATACTTCCAAGGTTTTAATTTACATTTTGCACTAATTTTAGAAGAAGGAACAGCTAACGGAATTGCTTTTGATAATTTTGCGGCAGACCTTGGAATGGGAGTTTCTGCATCAAATCAAACTTGGTATTTCTTTACAATTGTATTTGATCAAGTATCTGAACTTGCATCTCTTTGGATAAATGGATCACTCGCTGGGTATAATGGTGTTGAAAATTTTTCTTCATTTGATATTCAAGGGTTATCTATTGGTGCAACGCAGGATGGTACATATGGGCTTGGTGGTCAAGTTGCCCAAATAGGATTTTGGAATAGGGCATTATCTGAATCGGAAATATTAAATCTTTATAATAATGGAAATGGAAATGTTTATCCGTTTTTTGCTTCTTTATACTATAACAATTATCAAGAGGACGGAGATTGGGGCAATCTTTTAAATTGGTGGCAAGATGATGCCTTTACGATTCAAGCAACGGCCTTGCCAACAAGTTTAAATCCAGTAAATGTTTATGGTGTTGTAAGTCAAAACACGCAGGGTAATGATCAATGTTATTGTTCAACCGCTAATTTTTGGGCATCAAATTTTGGGACTGGACTAACGCTTCAATCCTCTGGTGTTGTTAATTTTTACTCTGGATCTGTTCTTTCTGGGAACATTACAGATAGCGTAAGTATGCATGATAATTCATACATCGACATTCCTGCGGTAATTGGAGGGAATGCCACATTCCGTGATGCTTCATTAAATACCGGGACTATTAATGGAAATGCTACTGTGCATTATGATGGTGGGAGTGGAACATATCCAATTGGAGGAACAGTATTGGGAACAGTAACATATATTGGATTTAACTTTGGTCAGACTTGTTACTTCAGCCAAATTCAAAATGGGTATTTGGCAAGTTCCAATAATTGGTTTTTGGATGCTGAACGAACAATTCCAGCAGAGTTTGCTCCAGATGATAGGAATGATGTGGTGTTTAGCGGAATGGAAACAATTACTGGAATTACTGGCGATGTAAATGAATCAATAACATACAATTCAATATCTTGTGATGGAGTGGTTTTTTCTGGGTATGAGGTTAATCCATTTACAATAATCGCAACGAATGGAATAACTGCAGTTAGCTCTCTCTTTAGGGCTGTTACAATAGAATCCAACGGATCTTACACAAATTGCACTTTTGCTGACGAGATTGATGCCGCTACTTTGGTGGGAAATATTGTTTTGCATAGTTGCATTGGAATTTACACGCATGATTCAGATTATCCTATCATTGCTTTTTTTAATGGAAATATTGATGCTTACTATCCAACATCAATTGCATCTGGTGCGGTAACAGGAACTCTTACTCGGCATGGATATGGACTACAGCAAACTTGCATATCCCATTGCCACCTAGACGAAACAAGTGGAACCAGGGAGGTTTTGGATCTTTATGAAGAGGAAGGTATTTCTGTAATAGTAACTACCGGGGCTGGATTTGCAGATGCAAATAACACATTTTCAAGACAAAATCCATCTACAAATACTTTTGGAAGCACAACTACCACTATTGTTTTTGATGGAAATGAATATAAATTAGATATTGAAAATGGTGAATATTATTACACAACTGATCTCGTGGATTGGTTTTGCACAAATTCAGATTACAATCCTCCACCAACAACAGCTTCTACAACAAGTGGATTTCCAGTTGGATATGGAACCGGGCTTATTGGAAATGCCGCAAGGTTTAATTATAACTCATTAATAAATGATTCTGACCAATTGGCGGTTGAGTTTAGTGTTTCTGTGTGGGTTAGATTCCCGGTTGTCCCTACCGATTCATCTGATGGCATCGTTGGAACAGGGCAGACTTATGGAGAGAATTTTACTATTTATGGACATGCAAACAAATTTGTTGTTTATTTTGATTCTAGTGAACAACCAGACATACAATCAGATCCAATTAGTGCGAACACTTGGTATCATTGCGTTCTTACTGTTACTTATAACAGAATTAAGTTCTATGTTAATGGAGAGTATATTGGTGAAAAAACAGATGTTCCTATTGTAAATGCAGGAGGATTTGCATTGTCAAAGTTCTTTGGTGGTAACTGGCTTCGTGGAAACGCTTTAGTTGATGAGCTAAACATATTTAACATTGAGTTAAATCAAGCTCAAGTTAACAAGCTATACAACAATGGTTTAGGTCTAGGCTACCCATTCAATATTGCAGGGGCAAAAAAGATTGACCTTTACAAGCTCCTTGGAATACCTTTCCCTGCAAAAGATTACAAATACAGCCGCCTACTTAACCTCCCCTTCTTTGTAAAAATATGATCACTTTCAAGAAACTAACTGATGTTCTGTTCCCAGATAGGGAAAAGGGGCCATTCAACCCATTGAAGTTAAATTCTTTGGATTGGAGCGTCACCTATAACAACACAGACAAGATTGCTTTTGTGGTGTTCAAGGGGATCAACAGGAAGCTCACGCTTTGGGAAGGAAAAGACTACGATGATGCTGGTCAGTTCACGGATGCAGATGTGGATGAACAAGTGATTAAGCTGATGGGTATCAACAAGAAAAAGCTGGCATGAATGTCCCATCCCACCCAACAGATGGATTTCTAGGGTGTGCGACTAGTATTGCGGCGTTTGCCGCTTCATTTGTTCCTTCAGAGGAGAGCCTTCGTATTCTTTGCCTTATCTTGAGTATGCTGGCTTCTATCGCCACGATTATCAGAGTGGCAAAAATGAAATGATTGAACTCCTTTGGAGATATATCTGCACATTGGTTGAATATGTGTGGGTGTGCATTAAAATCGCTTTTGTCAGTCTTCTAGTCTGGCTATCTGGATGTGCCCATGTGGACAAACAAAATGTCTTTGCTCCTTCTCCAGCGGCTGTGGTTGGCTCTGTGGCTAAAGCACAGCAGAAAGCGGCGTTGCTACAAGGGGAGGTGAGTCCTAAAGGCAAGGCTGTATTGGACGATCTGAACAAGTCTTTGCTTGAAGCACAAGTGAATGTGGGTAAGTATGTGAGTGTTGTTGATGAGCAAGCCCGAAAGCTGGCAGACGCACAGGCAGAAGTGATCTATTGGCACGACAAGCAGATCGCTGTGCTTAAAAAACTTTGGTGGTGGAGGCTGATTGCTATGGGGTCTATTCTCGCTGTTGTTGCCTATATTGGAATCAAGACCTCATGGCGGTTCCTCCTGTAAAGCTCTCCACGCCTTGGCAAAGGCTTGTCCTGTCCGTATTGGGGGTAATCACTATTGAGGGTAGCTGGAGATGGGCTGTGGCTCACTTATACACACTCCCGCCACAATCCCTGGCAGGGTTTGTTACAATCACTACCAACTCCTTCTATGTGATTGGAGCAATCGTGATATTCATGGTTACTGGAAGGCTGATCTACGAGTGGAAGCTAGGCTCCCGGCAGATCCAGAGCGTTGCTTCAGAGGCCGAGGAAGTCATTGAAAAGGCTGTAAAGCCAAAGTGGTATGATGACTATAGTTTGTAGCAACTTATAGGTTGCTATACAAAATTTGGTATAGTAGTGTTTTGACATGAAGCTAAAAAATTTAACTGGTCAAAAATTTGGAAGGCTGTTTGTAATGAAAAGGATTTCAGAAATAGGCAAAAAGAACATTCATTGGATGTGCAGATGTGATTGTGGAGTTGTTAAATCTGTAAATGGTGAATCAATAAAAAGAGGATTGAGCAAAAGCTGTGGGTGCTTGAGGAAGGATATGGGTGCTTGGAACAAGGGTAAAACTGGAATGACCTCTCATATGTTTAGAGGGGAGGGGGAGCTTCCAGCGTCTCTTTATTCAGAAATTAAATACAAGGCAAACAAAAGGGGGATTGAATTTGATTTAACAATAGAAGAGCTTTGGGAGCTTTATATCGTGCAGGGCTTTAAGTGTGCAATAAGCAAGGAATATATTGAGTTTGAAGATAGGGGATTCATGTATCCAAATGTGTGTTCACTTGATCGAATTGATTCTTCTAAAGGATATGTCCGTGAAAATGTTCAATGGGTTGACAGGCGTGTGAATTTTATGAAGCAGTCAATGTCTCAACATGAGTTTATTGATATGTGCAAGGCAATAGCATTAAACAACAAATGACATCTAGATTTACAGAAGAAATCATACCTTGGACATTTAAGTGGGAAGGCACTTCTTACGAAAATGACCCGGACGATAAAGGTGGAGCCACCAAGTTTGGGATAGACCAAAGATCACATCCATCCGTGAACATCCGTGAACTAACGGCTGACGAGGCAACTCAAATCTATTGGGATGAATACTGGCAGAAGCTCCATTGCAATCAATACCCGGTTCCTATGGACTGGGTTTATTTCAATGCCTGTGTTAATTGCGGGGTTGGTAGGGCACAGAAGTTGGTTCGTCAAGCGGGAGCCAATCCAAGAAAGTTTTTAGATGCTCAAGATGATTTTTATAAAAATCTAGCAGAAGCAAGACCATCAAGCAGGAAG